AAGGTGCCGCCATTCATCACGCCGCCGCGCGCCGCAGCGCTGCGCTCTATGGCCTGCTGCCCTTGGTCCATGCGGAACTGGTAGCCCGGATCTCGTGTGAAGTCGGACATCGTGAAGTTGCGGTTGAACTCGCCACCATTGACCGTTCCGCTGGTCAGCTGTTTGAGGGCGGTCTGCCCGGCCTCGCGCCAGGGCGTTTGATCCTCTCGCGTCTGCTCGAACATTGCCAGCTCGACTGCGCTGGCGTCGCGCGCGGCGTTCGCCTGCGTCTTGGCGGCCGACTTGGACGCCTGGGAACTCATGTAGCCACCGACGACGGCGCTACCCACTACTGCTGCTGCAACCATGATTCAGTCCCCCAACCATTTGGAGTAATAGACCTCGACCCGATCAAAGTCGAGGAACTCGAAAAGCGAACTCGCTTCTGCCTTGCACTTGGAACCCACGAACCAGCGCTGCACGCCGCGTCGCTTGAGCTCCTTTTCCACCGCCCGGAACAGGCGCACGCCGGGAAGGCCTGCACCGCGCTTGTCGGGGTGGATGTAGAAGATGTCCATCGTGCAGGTCAGGCAGGTGCTGTAGTGCAGGCCCGGCGCAATGAAGCCGATGAAGTAGCCCACCAAGGCGCCGGCCTCGCGCATCGTCACGAAGAGCAGCTCTCCGCGGCGCTCGCGCTCGATGTAGACGTCGTACTGAGGGGACAGCGGCACCTTGTCCTGATTCAGCGCCAGTTCCTGGTAGTGCAGAGGCAAAAGCTCCTGCAACTCGCCCAGGCGCTCGGCAAAGCTCTCGATCTGGGTTGTCAGCATGGCTTGCTCGTGCGGATGTCCACCACAAGGTGGATGCGCTCGTCGGCGCTGTTGTTGATCACTTCGTGCTCAATGCGGTTGTTGAACCACCAGACCTCACCGGCGCGCATGTGCACCCACTCGTCGCCGGCGCGGAAGTTGGAGCCAGGGGCCGACTGCAGCACGATGTGGAAGCGGTCCCAGTATTCGGCGTGCGCCGGGGTGTCGGCGTGGGGGTAGATCACGCCGCCCGGATTGAGCTTGTTGATGATGCAGCGGCCCAGGCGCTCGCCTTGCACGGCTGCCATCAGGTTAAAGATCAGGGGCCGCGCCTCGGGTAATGACTTGAATACCGGCTGATCGACGTTCTCGTGCTGGTCGAAGTTGGCCTCGTGCTGGCTGAGCGCCTCTTCGGTCTCGTGCACGGAGCGAGGGGGGAAACGCAGGATCACCGACTCGGTGTGTCCGAATGGGCCCTGAGGGTAGTCGCGCAGGTAGGTGTCTTCCTTCCAGACGCCGTGCGACTTCTCAAGACGGTGCAGGGCCAGCAGCAGGGGCTGGATGTTGACGTCGTTGGCGATGAGCATGAAGTTCTTCATGTGGTGGTCCTTCACTGTTGGATGTAGCCAGAGACCAAGACATTCACTGCGGCGGCTGCATCGGCCAGCATCTCCAGCTTGGTGCCTGCGGGCAGCGTCTGGCCGACCAGGCCGGGCAAGGTGGTGGGGGCGGTACCGGCCACCGGCACGGGCAGCGCGGAGACGATTGGCAGCGCAGAGCCACCCGATGGGGTGATCTGAGCGGTCACCGTGCGAGCCGTGGCCGTGGAGTTGTTCAGGGTTGCCGCGCTGATCGTCAGCGAGCTGTTGGGCGGCACGGTGTAGCTGGTGTCTGTGGCGACCGCCGACAAGGTTTTGAGGAAGATGGTCACAGGGGTGCGGGTTGCCATGTCAAGGGCTCCAAAACTGGGTGGGTTGAGAGAAATCGAGCTGCAGCACGTCGGGCATGAGCTGGTCGCCGCAGCCGCCTTGCATGACCTCGCAGGCGGCATCACCGATGCCGAAACCGGCTTGCAGTACATCGGGCATCACCGCGTCAAAGACAGTCGGCTGGATGGCTGCAAAGCTGCCTGCATCCACGTCCGTGGTGGACAGACCAACCGCTCCGCCGACGCGCTCGAAGACGCCTTGCAGGAACAGATACCACTCGCGTGTGATCAGGCCAGTGCGAGCGTCCACGAGGGCCACGCGGGGCGGAACGAATCGAAGTGCTCCGCTCATGCAGCACCTGCTTTTGCGTCTACGCTGGCCCCGACGATCACGACCTTCACCGGATCGGTGATCGTCACTTTGAACACGCGGTCACGGCTTTTTCCAAGGCGACGCCAGCGCACACGGCGCTTGCGCTCGCCCATCTGACCGACTGGTGCCCACATCTCGTTGGACCACGTGAAGCCGCCGTCATCGGACCACTGCAGCATGGCCTGAGGGTCGCTGCCCTGACCGCTGGCCAGACCAACACCGGCTTCCATGTCGATCTGCAGTGAGTGGAAGAACTGCCAGCGCAGGTCGGCTGACAGGTGGGAGCACGAACGGACGCGAACAATGGGCTCACCGTCATCGGTGAAGGTGTCCAGGTCCAGGTGGTACAGCTTGCCTGTCTCCCAGTCGCCCACGATGTTGCTGCTGGCGAACGCCATGTGGCACTGGGCACGATGGCGGCCGAGCGTGCCGTCTGCGGGGTTGCGCCAGGCGCGCTCGTGCCAGAGGTTGGTGGCGGCGTCATAGACCCAGGTTTGCCCAGCGCTCGGGAAGTTCAGCACGTAGAAGCTGTGGCCCTCTTGCTGGTAGGTGAAGGCCACGGCGTCCGAGATGTCGCCCATCTGGCCGATCGCGTATTCAATCGCATGCGTGGACACCCGCTGAGGCTGGTAGCCGACAGAGCGCACCACGATGCCCTGGCCCCGGTCGTCAGCCGTCAGCCAGAAGACACTGTTGTCCAGCTTGGCCGCCGAGTGCTTGGCCGCGCAGCCCATCTCGATGAAGGCGCCGTTAATGCGCTCGAACGGGAAGTCGTTGTTGCCGCTGTTGAAGTAGACCTCCACCGAGTTCTGACCGAGCAGCCAGATCTCGCGGTGGTTGACGATCACCGAGATCAGCAGGTCGGGTGAGCCTTCGGCTGTTGCAAAGTCCAGGCTGTCGATGGTGGTGCCGTAGAGCTGGCTGATCTGAAACTGGCCGGTACCGGTCTTGTTGAAGACGAAGTAGCCGTCCACGAACTCGACGCGATCCGCCCCGGTGAAGGCGCTGTCGGTGATCTGCGCGACGGTGCCGGCTGTCGGGTTGATGATGAACCCGGCGGGCCCGGTGACCGCCATGATGGCCGTGCCGTTGCTGGCCATGCAGACCGGTGTGGCGAGGCTGTCGACTGTGCCAATCAACGTTGAGACACCCGCAGGCGTCAGGCGGTAGACGTTGGAGCCGACGATGACCACAGCCGTGTTCGCATCGAAGCGGATCAGGCCACGCACGCCGCCTCCTGCCAGGCTGGCCCAAAGCTCAAGCCCAGGCGTGCCGATGAGCGCGGCCACGCTCTTGCTGGGTGCGATGCCGCTTTCGCTGACCTCTGGGTAGAGGTTCACACAGCGCTGGCTGTCAAAGGTCTTGCTGCGCGCCTCGTAGCTGCCGCCGACGAATGGGAACTTACTCACGGTGTCAGCCCCCCGTGCGCCAGTTGCCGGTGCCGTACTGGCCCACCAGGCCCGCGTCGTAGGAAGCGCGCACCGGCACCTTGTTGGATCGCTTGTAGTCGGCCTTGGCGTCTGCGGCGATGCCCACCATCGCGGCATCGAGCGGAGAGCCGAACTCGGTGGCCAGCTCGACCGCCAGCGCATAACGCAGCGCCCGGGCGGCGCCGGGCGGGTAGTTGATCTCGGTTGCCAGGGTCGGGATCTGGCTCAGCAGCCGCGAGAACGTCAGCGTGATGGGCATGGCCGCCGTGGGCACGGGCCACAGCGTGATCAGCCCCAAGGGGAAGTCGTTGACATAGAGCAGCTGGTTCGGGATGGGCTGCTGGTAGTTCTTCAGGCTGATCTTGTTGTAGTCCAGCTGGGCGACCACGTCGAGCTGGAAATCCACGCCGTTGAAGGTGGTGAAGGCACCGTTGATCTGAGCCGGGCGGGTGGTGTCGAAGTTCCCGTTCGGCCCGATGCTGTACGTGGCCTGCCCGCCCACCGTTGTGCCGACAAAGTTGGACGTGCCCCACAGCGCCATGGGCTCTGTGTCCCAGTTCTCGAGGATGTCGTTGAGCGTTGCCAGGGCGTCGGTGGCCTCTTCAGCAGTCGGCGTCTCTCCTGAGCTGAGCAGCTTGGCCAACTTCATGGCCCTGGTGATCAGATCGAGGGCTGTGGTGGGGCTTGGCATCGTTGTTCCTGGTGGTCACAGGGGGCCGAAGCCCCCTTTCGTTTCAATGCCGCGATCAGGATGCCGCAGCCGGCTTCTTGACGGCCTGGGCCTGCGCTTGGACGGCTGGCTTGGCCTGGGCCTGCGCTTGGGCCTTGGCGAGCTGCTCGCGCAAGTCGGCGATCTCCGCATCACGCGGGTCCACCTCAGGGGCGTCATCCTGCTGGCTGTCGCTGGGCGCATCGGCCCAACCTGAGCCGAGGTCGGCCTCTTCCTGCTTGCTGTTGACCAGAACGGCCTTCGCGCCGCGGTACTTCCACTTGGGGAACTCTTGGAAATCCATGATGGATCCTTCTTCGATGGGTTGAATGGGGGTGATGCGGGGCCCCTAAGGGCCCCTTGTCATCAGGTACCGTAGACGCAAGCCAGCTCGGGGTACGTCGCGGCCCAGCCGAACAGCACGTCCAGACGCATGATCGAAGCCCTTGTAGGTCTCCTGAGCCACGTCGATCACGCCCTTGCCACCCGGAGGGGCCCACATCGGCACCATGGCCAGCGTGAAGGCGTCCTTGTGGTACGCCACGTTGGCCGAGTAGCTGCCAGAGGCGGTGCCGAAGATCGTGATGGTCGCGCCGTTGGCAGGCGAGGCCGTCACGTTCTGGAAGGCGCCAGAAGTCACGATGGCGGGGCTGATGGGGATGCTGACCGCACCAGCTGCCACGTCGGCGGTGACCACGAACTGGGCCAGCGTGCCGGTGGACTGGCGAGACTGCGGGTTGACTGCGAACACACCGGCGAAGGTGATCTTCGAGCCCTTGGTGATCGTGCCGTTCAGTGCAGCGGTCGTGATGGCCGCGCCTGTCTGGTTCGCACCAGCGACGGTGTTGGTGTTGACCACCGCCGTGCCGTTGGTGTGCACGCTCACGTTCTGGTCCATGGCGTAGGCCAGGCCCAGGCTGTCGACCATCATGCCGCTGTCGAACTGCTCGGACAGGGTCTTTTGGCTGTTGAACATGCCAGCGAATCCCTGCACGGTGGCCGCATTGAGCGCCGGGTTCATGATGAACGCGCGGCGGTTGTCCTTGCGGGGTGCCCCCATCTCATCCAGACGCTGGTTCACGCCGGTGATGGCAGCCAAGGCCAGGGCCTGAGTGGTCGGCAGCGTGCCGGGCGTGCCGATGCAGTTGAAGGTGGCCTCTTTGGCCAGCTGCAGGCCTTGGCGGTCGATCTCGTTGGCCACCGGCTCCATGGCGGCACGGATCTTGTCTTCCAGCCGGTTGAACGACAGGGTGCGCTCCAGGCTGGTGAAGTTCAGATCGCCGCCCTGAGACAGGGTCAGCGGGATGGAGGTTTCGACGGTCGCTTGCGGCACCGCCACGCGGCCCGAGCGGTAGGTGTAGCGCGGTGGGCGCTTGATGTTGATGGTCTGGCCGGGCATGTAGCCGCGCGAGACGTTGCCGGTGAACTCGGACTCGAAGTCGCGGTTGACGTTGGAGGCGAAGCTCAGCATGTTGGCCAGGATGGGCAAAGCCTCCTTGGCCACGATGGAACAGGTAACTGCGGTATTGGTCATGTGTTTGCTCCAGAAGCAAAAAACCCCGCATGAGCGGGGTCAGATTGATGATGTGATGAGGTTGGCGGGTTACCGGGCCCACCGCGCCTTGTTCGGTCCTTTGGAGCGCCATTGCACGTACTCTTCCGGCGACATGCGGGAGGGGTCCTGTGCAACAGAGCGGCCTTGGCTCGAAGTGACAGAGGCGGGCTTCGGTGCTTGGGTGGTTTTCACAGCAGGGGTGTCCGTCTCACCGCTGGCAGCGTTCGCCGTGGCAGCAAGGCGCTCTTCCAGGCGTCCGATCTCTCGGTCAGCTTGGCGGGGCGACATGCCGTTGAGGCGTTCGAGCACCTCGGGGTGCTTTGCCAGGTGGTAGGCCAGAGCCGGTCCGTGCTCGCTTTCCTGCAGCGTCTCGGCCACGTGCTGGGCGACGGGGGCATCTGATGCCCCCACCACAGCGTCGTAGTCGGGAAGCGCAGAGCGGGTAGCAGCCTGGCGTTGCTCCCAGGTCGTTGCCCGGACTGCGGCCTGCTGCGCTTGCGCAGCCTTGGCCTCACGCTCGGTCAGCGCCTTGGAGACCTTCTCTTCGGCCTTCCACTCGGTCAGGGCCTCGATGTACTCGCCGTAGTCGTCGAACTGGTCAGGGGTCGGCTTGGGCTTGGTGGCGGCCTCAGGGGCCGAGGGTTGCGCCGCTTCCTGTTTCCCAGCTTCTCCGGCTCCGCCATTGCCTGCGCGGCCACGCCAGTAGGCGGCCTCGCGTTCGGCTTCATGGCGCAGGCGGGTGAGCTCATCAATGCGCGACTGCACACCGCCTTTGAAGCGGCCCTTGTCATCGCGTTCTTGCTGTTGCTCACCGCCTGCAGCGTCGGCAGACGGATCATCCTGCTGCGATTGCGCGTCGCCGTCGCCTTGGACCTGGTCGGTCTGCTGGGTCTGGCTGGCGGTGTCCCCGGTGGGGTCACCTTGCGCTGTGGGGAGGGTAAAAGTGTCTTCAGGCACGCTCATTGCGCGATCTCCGGCCCGCTGTTTTGACCCAGCGGTAGGTCCTCGCCCGGGGCGCCGTCATCCAATGCCGGGCCAGCATCGGGGCGGAATTCTTCATGCTCCATGGGTTCGTTGCCTTCGCCGCCTTCCTGGAGGTCTTCGGCCACCTCGGCGGCAAGCTCTGGCGGGGGCTGCATGCGCTGCACCAGCATCGAGATCACGCCCTTGAGCTCGGCCACATCGCTGCGGTTCTCTGCGTTGATCTTGGCGACCTGGATCTGGGCATCAGCGGCGATGCGCGCCTTCTCGATGCCGCTCTTGGCTTGGTCCAGCTGCCCCATCAGGTCGTTGAGGGCCTGCTCCATCTGCTGCATCTGCTGCTGCACCTCAGGCGGCAACTCTGGCTGACCATCAGGCTCGCCATCCGGTCCCTCTTCCTGATCGCGCAGCTCGGGCGGCAGCGTCTTCTCGATGCGGTCGGCGATCTCGTCAGACATCGGCCAGTCCATCGAGCGAACCACCTTGTCGCCTGCGATGTCCATGAGCTTGGGCCAGCTCTGGGCGGTCTGGATCATCCCGTCGACGGCCTCCTGGCGCATCGTGTCGTAGCTCGGCCCGCTGCTGATCGTTACAGAGTACTCACCGACGGTCATGTCATTGAGCACCTGCTGGATGGCGCCTGTGCGCGGGTCGGGCTTTTGCTGCTCGGGCGGCACCGGGGTGTTGATGGGCACCGATGACACCTTGCCGTCCTTGCCCATGATCTGCAGCGTGCGCTGGGCGTCGTACACCTTGGGCCACATGTCCACGATGCAGCGACCCACATGACGCAGCGTCACGTGCAGGTTGTCGATGTAGTGGAAGTTGGCTGTGTCGCCCTGGCGGTCACGCTGGCGGATGGCCACACCGCTGGTCTCGTTGGAGCGGGCGCCCAGGCTGGCGTCATAGATGCCGGTAGTGGCCTTGATGTCGTCATTGGCGTGCATCGCCATGGCCAGAACACCGGACGGCAGGTCTGCCATGGGCTGACGCTGGGGAGGCGGGGCCAGCATGCCGCCCAGCGCCTTGGGCTTGTACTCCAGGAAGGGGAAGCTGCTGGTGTTGGCCGCTGCCCACTCAGATTCATGCCCTTCGAACTGGCCTTCAGCGCCGATGTAGGGGGTCTTGGGGCGCAGCGCCACCTCTTCAGTGGCCGCCGTCATCCAGAAGTTGTACATCCGCGCCGGGTCCTTGGCGTTGCGGATCAGGCCGGAGCGGCTCACCTTGCCGTCGATGTCGATCTCGTCGCCGTAGACCGGGAACACCGGGATCCACTTGCACGGGATGTCGGCGCGATCGAGGATCTCGGTGGCAGTCAACTTGAACCACTGCACCTTGGTGCGCCAGCTGTCGCGCTCGGCCTTGATGGTCACGCCCGGGGGCACCTCCAGCAAGTCGTCCTTGTAGCCAGACTCGCCGTTGCTCAGCAGCACGACCTTGGCGGGCTCGCGGTGGATGCGGTAGTACTCAGACAGGCGCACACAGTCGTCGTCGGCCCAGTCGTGAGCTGCATCACCCAGGCCTCGAATGGCCGACATGTCAACCGGCTCGCTGTTGGGGAACTCGGCCTTGAACTCAGCGCGCGGCACCTTCACCGACAGGATGCACCACTGTTGGTCTGAGCCGTCCGGGTTCACGTGCGACGGGTCCATGTAGACCGTGAACGGGTTGCGGATGCGCCGGAACTGGATCTCCTGATCGAAGCTGTCTTCGCGGCAGTAGGTGGTGACCAGGCGGAAGTAGCCGAATCCGATCTCGGCCGCACTGTTGACAGCTGTGTCGTAGGCTACGCTGGCGTTGGAGCTGTATTCGATGTGGCGGATGCCGCCCTGAATCACCTCGGCCACAGCCTTGTCACCGGCGCCCACCGGGTGCACGTTGATGCTGGGCACGTTCTGCCGCTGCGCGTTGGTGACCTGGTGCACAAACGTGGGCAGCTTGTTCATGGTCAGGCAGGGGCGCTGATCGCGCACACGCTGCGCCTTCACAGCCGGGTCCCACTGCTCGCCCTTCTTGAATTTCAGGTCATCGATGGCCTCTGAGCGGTTTTCGCTGTCGGCTGTGACGCTGATCTGCATGCGGGCGATGGCCTCGGCGATGATCGCCTTGTCATCGTCTGCGCTGGCCTGTCCGTCTGTACCATCGCCGGTCTTCTGGTCGCTCATGCGTGGATTGCCTTCATCGTGGGGTTGAGGCCAAGCAGCCGGGGTGTGGAGCCAGGCATGCGGGCCATCAGGACAGGCTCGCTCTGGATCACCTGGAAGCCGAAGGTACGGGCGTACCAGTCGGCCAGCTGATCGCGTGTCAGGGTGATGTGGTCACCGAAGGGCTGAGGCCACAGCAGCAGCACGACGCCTGAGGCATCAGCCTCGCGGCACACCTTGTGCATCAGCGTGGTGGCGTAGCCCTTGCCCTGCTCGCTGGCCGGGACCTCCAGGGCAGCAACCTCGCGGATGCCATCGCGCATGTGCACCGGCACAGCATTGGTCCTGCGGACGCGGCATGTCGCTGCGCCCACCTTGTGGTCTCGTTTTTCCATGTGGTGTGTCAGCCCATCCAGGCCGTGGAGGTGCCCATGGCGATCTGCCGGGCGGTTGGGCGCTGCGCCCTGGGTGCTGCGTTGTGCAGCTGGTCGGCCACCAACGCAAAGTAGCGGAAGGCGTCAGCCCCGTGGCTGTACACGTCGTGGCGAGGCGATCCGGGCTCTCCGGTGCTCTTGCTGACGTTGCGTCGGTAGCGTTTGAGGCACTCGATCAGGCGCTGCACACCGGGCGTGTCGTTGAACCAGATCCGCGGGAACACCAGGCGGGCGGTGCGAATGCCCTGCTCGACGTCCACGTTCGGTGTCATATCTGTCACGCGTCCCAGTGCCTGGAGCACCTCGCTGTCGCTCTTGCCGGTCTGGTGCTTGTGGGCGAAGCCGTCATGCGGGAGCCAGTCGGTGCCCCAGGTGTAGGGCATGGCCTGCAGCTCAGCCACGTATTCCGGCAGCGCGCGGTGGCTGTCCTCGATGTAGTCGATGATGCGCAGCTCGGATGCCGCGCGCTGCGCCAGGATGATCGACATGGAGTCGTTCCACCCCAAGTCCCAGATCGTGTGAACCTTGAGCAGCTCGTCGTGAGGCACGCGAGAGATACGACCCTGCATGAGCACGTCGGCCATCTCGCCGGCGTAGATCGCGCCCTCGACGGCTGGGCGGCACTGACCTTCCCACACGTGGGCGTACTCCTCAACCGACATGGTCGCCTTGGCGTGCTGGCGCTCCTTCTCCAGCTCAGCCGGGAACCACGGGTTGTCTCGCCAGTTCATGACGATGGACACCGTGTCAGGGTGCGGGCGCACCACCGCGCGCTGGTGGGTCTCGTCCGTGTCGAGCTCGGGGTTGTAGCTGGCCCAGATCTCCGATCCGTCGGCGCGGATAGTGGGCGTCAGGATGCGCCAAGACCGGGCGCTGATGGTCTGCGCTTCTTCCAGCCAGACCCGAGTGCAGCCCTCGAGGGACTTGATGCTGTCAGCGGTCAGGTCTGACAGGCCACGGAACATGAACGTGCTGCCGTTGCTGCCCCGAATCTCGTTGGCCATCACCTCGAAGAAGGACCCCAGGCCCAGGGCTTCGATCTGGTCGGACAGCAGCTGGTGCACCGACTGCTTGATCGACGTCTGCACCTCACGGGCGCACAGCACGCGGTGTGGGGCGCTGGCTGCCTGCACCAGCAAGGCCCGTGCGATGCCCCACGACTTGCCGGAGCCACGACCACCACGGGCGAACTTGTAGCGGGCCGGTGAGAACAGAGGCGCAAGGGCCTCGGGGATGTTCACCGACGTGGATGGCATTCTGTCCTGGTCCAGAAACGACAAAGCCCGCCAGGCTTGCGACCGGGCGGGCTTGAGGAATGTTTCGGGCACGCTGGCGCCCGCGTCGCGATTATTTCACAAGACTCCTGCAAGCCGCAATAGCCCGGCAAGCCGCTCTCTGGCCTGCGCCACGATCTCCTGGCGGCGCTTGGGGCACCCAGACAGGCGGGGCGAGATGAACACCTGAGTGCCGACCGTCAGGTTTCGCGCCTCCTGGTGGATCGCCGCGCGCATCACCTCGGACAGCTTGTCCACCGCGAAGTCGACAGCGCGCATGGTCTGCTCGTCCAGTGCCTCGTCCAGCGTGCCGTCGTCTGCATTGCGGTGCCGCCCGGGGTTGTAGTCGCCCACCACCAAGGCCTTGCCCTTCCATGCGCGTACAGGCCGGTAGCTCTGCTGCCACTGGTGCCACATGCACAGCAGCTCGTCCAGGGCGTCTTTCTCCTGCTCACGCGTCATCCTCAGCCTCCTTTGCGGATGGCTTGGCGAAGGTCACATGCAGCGAGGCCTTGAGCGGGCCACCGTCCTCACCGGTCACCTGCATGGGCAGCACCTTGCCCAGCAGGGCCATGAACGGGGCCGCGTTTTTCTTCTTCGCCTGGCGCACCAGGTACTGCACGCCTCCGGCCTCATCGAGCGCCTGCAGGATCATCTCCTTGAGCTTGGTCGTGGTCTTGTTGGGCGTGCCCTTGGGGCGCCCCTTGCCTGCGGCGGGGGGTCTACGTTTTGCAGTTACCGGCACTTGTTTGCTGTCCGTCATGGGATCACCTTGCAGATGCGAAAGACGATGCCGGCCAGGGTGACGGTTTCGCCGACCTTGACCAGCAGGGGTGTAGCGCGGTTGCCCTCCACCGCCATGACGATGGAGGACCAGTTGCCGCGCCCTTTGGGCTTGAGAACCAGCATCACGCTGTGGCCTCCAGCAGGGAGGACTGGGGGGCTTCGCGCTTGGCAATGGGGGTGATGGTCACCACGACACGGGCGCCGTGCTCGTCTGGCTCCATGCGCTCGGCGCTGTCAGCGCGCACCCACTTGTCGTCACCGAAGGCGACGTCCTTGAGCGCGTCGTAGAGCACCTTGCGGGCGTTGTCTAGGTCGATGCACTGCACGGTGTCG